CAAGTTGCAAAGAAAAAGTTTGCATTCCTTCTTCCACTTTCATACCTTCATGGTAAGAAAAGATATGATGAAATCTATTGTGATAGAGAGTATCCTCTTAAAAAAATATATGTTTACACAAGATATCCTATGCTTGGAGAACCATTGAGAGAGGATGGAAAATATAATACTGGAATGATGGTTTATGCTTGGTTTGTATTTGAAAAAGATTATGGAGGTTCTCCTGTGATTGATTGGATAGACAACAATGATGATGTTTTATCAAAAAAAGATTCTACCAGTGAAGCAAGTTTTCAAGCATTTCTTTAGTTGATAACCGAATAAAAAATTACGGGGTTCACTACCCCGTTTTTTTGTATATGTTGTATAATTAGTAGTGTAGGAGGAAGGGTTTCTAGAGCCCCTTCTACGCCAACGATCGCCTTCGGGGATCACAAAACACAAACTCGCTTAATAAGGAGCTACTAAAATGAGTAACCTAGCACGGTTTACTGCTGCGGATCTTCCTGGTTTGCTGGACAGAATAAATAGAAACAGCATTGGTATGGATGAATACTTTGAAAGGTTGTTTAATCTACACGAAACAACAAAGAATTATCCACCATTTAATCTAGTCCAGGTCAGTAGTGTGGAGTCTAGACTAGAGATTGCACTAGCAGGATTCACAAAAGCAGAAGTTAATGTCTACACACAAGATGGTAAACTCTTTGTGGAGGGTCAGAAAGAAGATAAAGAAACGGAAACTAACTATGTCCACAAAGGTCTGGCTCAACGGTCATTTACACGTTCGTGGACGCTCTCTGATGACACGGAAGTTAGATCAGTTACTTTTGAGAATGGGCTTCTGAGTGTTGTTCTGGGTAGGATTGTTCCCACTCACCACCAGCGAAAGGATTGGTTCTAAATAGTTGCGGCTACCTTGTTAAATATCGTCGCCTTTGAGGGGCAACTGGCAAAATCCAGTTGACGCCCCTCTTTTTTCTTGCTATAATACCATTGAGTCAAAATGTCTTATGGCACCCAAGAAGAAAGAGTATGTTGATGTCGTCCTACCTGTCTCAGGTGATGGCGTTGATTATGAAGTAATCAGTCGTAAGGTAACTGAGAATGCACATCGTCAGTGGTCTGATATTAAGTCGGATCCTTATGATGAGATTGTAGAACAAAGGAAGAAGATCTGCTACGGTAATCCTGAGGAAGTCTTTGAGACTTTTGAAACAGTTCGTTATCGTAAATACAAACCTGTTCCTGAACTTCCTACAGAAGTTAAAGTAGAAAAGCAAAATGTTAAACAAGAAGTGAAAGTAGAATCATGACAATCAAAGTAGTGCTTTTGAAATCTGGAGAAGATGTCATTGCTGATGTCAAAGAGATGGTCTCTCCTGAAAAACATGTGGTTGGATATTTCCTAACCAAACCATGTGTTATCAAGATGGTAAATACAGATAACATCACTCCAGAAGAACTGGACTCAAAGTCTGAACGAAAGAGTGAATTTACAGTAAACATGTATCCTTGGATGCCAATCTCAAAAGATACTACCATTCCTGTCTCTGCTGATTGGGTAGTTACAATGGTTACACCTGTAGACAAAATTTATCAAATGTATGAAGAGGACATTCTAAAAAATGGAAAAGACAATCAAAGTGATGCTGCTGCTGACGAATCAGAAACTGATCAGTCAGATTGAAGAAGTTGGAGCTGAAATTGGGGAACCCGATTGTAAGTTAATCAATCCAATGGAAATCTGTCCAGACAGCACTCTTCGCCCTTGGATGCTTGAGCACACTCAGCAAGACAACTTTATGATCAGTTCTGATAAGATTATTACTCTTGCAGATCCAATGCCAACCTTACTTGAAAAATATATTGATCTTACAAAATGAGAGTTTTAAGTATTGATATTGATTACATAATGGCCCCTTCAGATCATATCTTTAGGGAACGTGCATTCCATTTTAATCCTATGGTAAGATGGGATGCATTTTATAATACCACCAAGTATAAGAAAGAAGATCTCAAGTATGATCCTAATAAATTAATCTTTATCCAAAATTTATTCAGTGAAGCAATCAAGCATTGTGATAATGTAAAATTTGGATATGATCATGACTCTATTCTGTATCACATTGAAGACTACGAATCAATTGATCTGATCAATATAGATGAGCATGATGATGTTTTTATGATGGATTATGATTGGTATGATAGTAATCAGAGATCACTTGAATGTGAGAATGATCACATGCTATACTATGACAAAGTTGATGAGGGAAACTGGATTGGTTGGTTGAATCAAAAGAAAAAACTTAAGTCTCTCACATGGATTGCTAACAAGTATTCTGTCACTGGTAAGAAGAAAAAGTATATTGAGGATATCATCGAGAACTACAGGTATATTGATGACGGCAGTTATCAATTTGATAGTTACATATTTGATCACATCTTTGTATGCTTATCGCCTCAATATGTTCCCATACAACATTGGGAGGTGCTAAACTGGTTCACTGAGACATATGAAAACTACAGTGGAGTTAAAGTTGATCCTAAAGATTGGGACACTAAAAAATTTGAATTTGAATACCTTCATAGGAAAGTGACTGATGCGATTTTACACAAACGTACAAATGATTGGAAACCAATTTCTGGTTCGTGGAGTAGAAGGCGGGAGGAGATTTGAGACCAGAGATGAATTCTTTCCAACTCTGTTTGTAAAGTCAAAAAAGAAAACCAAATATAAAACCTTAACCGGTGACTATGTTGATGAGATTAGACCTGGCACTGTCAGGGATTGTCGCAACTTCTATCAAAAGTATGAAGATGTAGAAGGATTTGATATCTATGGTAATGACCGATACATCTATCAATACATCTCTGAAAAATATCCTGAGGATGAAATTAAGTTTGATATTAGTAAGATCAAACTAATTACTCTTGACATTGAGACAACAGCAGAGAATGGATTTCCTGATGTTCAGGCTGCAGCAGAGCAAATTCTTGCTATCACAATCCAGGATTATACGACTAAACAAATCATTACTTGGGGCGTAAAACCCTTCATTAACAAACAGAAGAATGTAACCTATCATCATTGTCCATCAGAGCATGATCTGTTGAGTCACTTCATCAACTATTGGATGCAAGATGTCCCTGACGTGGTGACTGGTTGGAACATTCAACTGTTTGATATTCCATATATCTGCAAGCGTCTCAATCGGGTGCTTGGAGAAAAATTAATGAAGAGATTCTCCACCTGGGGTTTGGTGACAGAGGGTGAAGTTCAGATTAAGGGACGCACTCATACGGTTTTTGATGTGGGTGGATTAACTCAACTTGATTATCTCGATCTGTATAAGAAGTTTACTTATAAAGCACAAGAGTCATAT